GAAAACGATGGTAAAAAATTTGAGTATAGCATTGATGAAATAACAGAAAAGATACGTACGGGTTATCCGGTTGATAGCGTGGTTAAGTACTGTTACGACATGTATAAGGTATTTATATTAAGTAATTATTTCTATTAACAACAGAGAAGGGTCTTTGGAAACATTGACTCTTCTTTTATTTTGGTCGCGATATTTACAACCTCTATAATGAGGAGGTGATCGATATGAATTACAGACAGAGAGAGAGACAGCTAGAGAAGTAAGACTCTGGATTGGACAGGTCATAGTGCCAGCGGTAGTAGGTATTACTGGACTTGTGACTTTACATCCTGAGCTTAAAGACAAAGCTAAGATACAGGTAAATCGTATCAAGAACAAATTTAAAAAATAAGACGAGAGGGTCTGGACTGATATTTAGTTCAGGCTCTTTTATTTTTTCAAGGAGGAGATTAGAAATGAATATGTTAGATTGGGCAAGAAAAGAAGTTGAGATTGCATGTAGAAAAGAGAACCCTGATAAAAAGAGGGGGGGAGTTTGATTATGGGTGTGCTTGTTATGGGAGTGCACTAAAGGCATTTGAAAGTTTATGTGGAGATGGGCATTCAGGATTCAGTATAAAAATGACGCAGAGTATCCTCAACAGACTCATAGACGGTAAGCCATTGACACCTATAGAGGATACTGATGATATTTGGGATACGTGCACATGGCATGACAGTGACGGTTTCAAATGGTATCAGTGTAAACGAATGCCTTCGTTATTTAAGAAGGTATATCCTGATGGAGCAATCAAATACAGAGACAATGACAGATCGTATTGTGTCGACATTAATGACCCGCGTATCATATACACTTCGGGTCTGGGTAGTTGTGTCGTTGACGCAATGTTTCCTATAACGATGCCATATATGCCGAGTAAGCCGATTAAGGTTTATTGCGAGGATTTCCTAACAGACAAAAAGAATGGTGATTCTGATACTGTTGGAGTATTTTATGCAATTAAAACTGAGAATGGTCAGCAGGAAAAAATTGAAATCGATAGATTCTTCAGAGAACCAGAAGGCGATGAAGAGGGAAAGTGGATTGAGATATCTAAAGAAGAATATGATGAACGGAAGAGTAGAAAGTTGTAGAAAGGATGATATTTATGACTATCGTAGAGTTTGTTGAGGGTTATTTAGAACATCCCCTATCAGATTGGGACAGGCAGTTCGTAGAAAAAGCATATGAGTCCGTAAAATACAGACAACTACTAATCTATGTTCATCCACGTGGTAGTAGTAAGTGGTATTACGATATGTTACAGGCCCTGGTGATTCTTGCAGTAGGTATGGAACGGGGGCTTATCAAGAAAAAATAATAAAGGAGCTGAATAATCATGGTATTTGTAATAAACAAAAAGAAATACGACACTAACAAGATGGAGCTTATATCGAATAAGTTCAGATATGAATATGAAGTAAATCACCCGATTTTTGGTGGGTTTACATGCGTTACGTACGATACCGGACTGTATAAAAGCAAGAATGGTAATTGGCTTGTTGTTTTTGATGGACATGGTCGTGCGGTGACCGAAAAAAAAAGCTCAAGATATGCTACTTAAACGTGACTATAAGGCATATGAAAAACAGTTTGGCAAGTTAGAGGAGGCGTGATATGCGAAAATTAATCTTATTTTGTCGTAAATACGGGATAGAGGTACGTATGGATTACGACAGTTTGGTAGATGGTCAGCGTTTTGTATTCCGACGAGGGAGAGAGCGGTATACATACGTGTTTAGCATGAGCGATCTAAGAGAAATGAACGAATGGGTACACATCGAAGATACACTCATAAATTGGGTGCATATTCAGTTTCAGTTAGGAGTAGAAGAATGAAAAAGATATTAATATGTTTGATTGTAGCTGCATCGTTGGTGCTTTGTATTGGCTGTAGCGCAATTGATGCAGTAGATGCAACCGAAACAGACATTGGGAATGTATTTAACATTGTTGAATCAGGCAAAATGCCTGAATATGGCGAATATGAAGTTTTAGTCGATAAAACAACTAGGGTTATGTATTTTTATACAATCCGACAATATTCAAATACAATAACAGTTCTACTTGATAGTGATGGTAAACCACGGTTATATGAGGAGAAATAGCGATGATCGGAGATTATAAAGAAGTATATTTTCATGAATATTGTAAGACTTGTAAGCATCGAGATATAGAAGGTTGGAAGGATCCATGTAATCCTTGTTTGGCCAATTCATACAACATTGATTCTCACAAGCCTACATATTATGAGAAAGATGAAAATGTAAAAGAGCAGAAGTAGTAATGTTTTGCATATTTAAGGAGGAGTTTTTATGCAGACAAAGGAGAAGAAAAGACAAAATAAAGAATATAGAGAAAGATTTGAAAAGGCATTGGCTACCAGACCGGCTGGAGTTAGTGCAGTCACAGTCATCGAGAATCTGAGTATCACAATTATAGAGGAGGAGCTGTAGGTATGAAATTTAAAATTATATCTGGTAGCAGAGCTGAAGTAGAAGCAACAGTTAATAAATATATATCCGATCCTAACACACGTATCGAGAAGGTAGATACTTCGTCGTGTGTAATCGATAAAACAGGTAAAGCAATATACACTGTTTATATTTGGTATTGGGCATAAGGGGATGAATATTCATGGTAAAAACTATAGAAAACTACAAAGAAATTGATGCTGCAAATATAGCTCAGTTCAAAGAAACTGGAAGAGTAGGACGATATGATGGTGATGATCTGTATACTTGTGTTATTTGTGGTAAAAAGAACTGCATAGACTCTTCGTATTCAACAAGAGGACATAATTTGATATGCAGTGGGCACTTATTTCTGCTTATGGGTGCCGAATACAAAGAACTTAGTGAGTTTGTATGGGGAGAAAATCACATATTTTCCTAAAATTTTCGCGTAGTTTACATGCTCTATAGTGAAAGGAGTGATGAGCTATGTTACGAAAAATAATAAGTAATCATTTTATAGAGAGGTCTAGTGAACTTGTAGCTAGAGGTGGTATTGAATGTATGAAGCAGAGTGCTAAATACATGAAAATGGCACTGATATTTATGAGTGCAGATGACAGGATGATAACTATAAATGAACAGTGGAAAAATATAGCACAGAGATAACTTAAAATCAGAAGAGGGTCTTCAAATGAGGATTCTCTTCTTTTTATTTTCAAGGAGGAGATAAATATGAAAATGAAGGATGCCACGTTAACAAAAGTTGAAACGAAGTCTGGAGGTACTAAATATCAGTTATGCCTTGTTTATGAGAATAAGGACAATTTAGGAAATCTCCACGAAATAACTTTGAAAGATGTTCCGTTACCACTTTGTGATTATTTTACGATTACCGAAGGATGTTATGAACCAGATATATTGTCAAAAACAACTATCAATGTAGGATACGGTGATGTTCCTACGTTTGAATGGGATATGCGTAATAAAATGACCGACACTATAGTCAAATACGCACCTCCTAAAGAAATGACTCTTGAAGAGATAGAGAAGAAACTTGGTCATAAGGTCAAGATTGTGAGTGGGGAGGAGAAGTCATGAGATTAAACGTATATGCGATGTATGAAAAAGACATGAGAATAAAAGCAGGGAAGGTGTATGACACATTTTGGGATGAAGTTCGTACACAAAAAGGGCTAGCTATTCGTCCATGTGATTATGGTGATTATGTTTTGCAGAAGAAGGGGCGGTGTAGGCGAAAATGATTATCGGTAATAGCGGCTTCCAAAGAGCATGCAAGTGCAATATTTGTGGACTTGGTTTTATAGCTGGTTGGGATCAGATACATTCAGTCCACGATGTTGATGGAAGTCTGATCAAACGCTGGGTTTACTGTCCGAAATGCTGGAGAATGATATTGTTGGATCAGGCAGAATACAGAAAGATTAATGTCAATTTTTCGGATAAATTTATGAAAAGCATGAAGGAGAAATAGATATGGCAACACATGATGAATATGACAAGAAACTTCTAAAAGGTATTAAGAATATATCTGATAGGCTTGATAAAATCGAGAAGAAGATGCCAAGAGAGGTTGACCAAGAGGGAAGTGTGATTTTACCAGCTTTGTATAGCTTGGCAAAAGAGAATAACTGCTCGATATCTATAGGCATTTACCCGAACGATTGTGTATTTTTGGAGGTTCGTGTTGGGCAAACTCCAAAACATGATTTTAGGGTAATTGACAGTAGTTGTTCAGAAGAAGATTTAATAGATATATTTAAAGATACTATACGTACGGCAAAGGAGAGTGCAGATGAGTGAAATAAAAGTATACAGAGTTCCACAGTACATGAGTAAACAAGCGAACGTCATTTGCGTGGATGGGATCCCAGTATGTACTGCTCGTGGTAAAAAGACAACCAGCGATATTGTGGCTAAGTTGAGCGGGTATGATGTCGAGATAAATGACGGAAGAATCAGCAAAATAATAGATATATATGCCGCCAAAGAAGATCCAGTTTTATTTGTGGAGAAAAAATTCGGGTTGACATTTCTCGAATATCAGAAGGTATTACTTAGACAAATGTGTAGGAAGGAGGAAGAATAAATTATGACTAAATCAAATTCTAATAACAACAGATGTGGAGGTTGTCCATATTATTATGGTGAACCAGACTGGTGTATGTATGGGGAAAATGATGTCCCCGATAATTTGGAGAAGAAATGCGAACAGGGGGAAGAAGAAAAATGTCTGAATTAAAAATTGGGATACCTTTACGCCCCTGTTATGTGACAGCCGGTGACGAGGAAGAAAAGGCATTATTTCATCGCTGGTGTGATACCAATACGTCACCGATTTATGGAAGACGAACAATATCAGTATCAGCGATTGTTGAACTTGAGGATGGGACTATACACACGGCATATCCCGAAAACATCAGGTTCTTAGACAATCCATTTTTGGAATACGTATTCCCGGACAATGAAAAGAAAGCAGTGTATAGAGTTGAAGGATACAACAAAGATAATGATGTTTATGCAGCATATTGGAAAGGCGAAAGTTTAGAACTAGCGAAAGCAATTGCTACTATCTTAGATAATATTGCAATGAAAGATGAGCTTGTTAAGTATTCTGGAAAATTAGGGTTAGAGAAAGAGCCTATTGATTGGGTTCAGGTAACAAATAGAAATGATGAAATAGTGTATCTACCTAGAGACCATTATTGTAAGGAGGAAAAGAATGATTAATTTAGAGCACGTGGTTCTGGCGAGTCCAGAGCAGATGGAATTTGTGATAGAGGGCATGAGAAATCCTATGAATTCATGGGATAAGAGTGATAGTGAAAAAGAGTTTACAAACGCAAAATGGCCAGAAGAGATGTTTATATTAGGAGAAAACGACCACTCTCTCATGCAGAAGCTCTCAGATGCAGGTACAGAGCATAGGAAGTATATGCGAATGATTCCTGTATATGTGAGAATCACAGCGCCTTTATATTGGTGGAAGGAGTTTGATACATATAAGGTAGGAACTGTGGCTAATAGCTGTAGTACTATGCATAAGATTCAGGAGAAGGAGTTTACGCTGGAGGATTTCTCAACAGATCAGTTATATTACGTTGATCAGGAAATGGAAGATTATATTAAAAGTACTGAAGGCAGAAATCGTTTAGCTTGTGTGAATCCAATGTATCTAATGAATGAGGTTGTTGGTACTTTAAACTACTATAGAAAACTTTGGATGTCATGCGATAGGGTGCTTAAAGCTAATGAATCCTATGGTGCTAATCCTGAAGAACAAAGAAAAAGAATTAAAACGACTCAAAAGAAATATTGGTGGCAGATGATACAGCTCCTTCCAAGCAGCTACAACCAGACTCGTAATGTCATGTTTAATTATGAGGTATTGGCTAATATATATAGGCAGCGTAAGAATCATAAGCTGGATGAGTGGCGAGACTTCTGCAAGTGGATTGAGAGTTTGCCATATTCAGAGCTTGTTACTGGGGAGGTGAAATTTCCTATAATCGATGGCGAATGCGTGAAAGTGTGAGAAAGGTAGGTAATGCATAATGGGGATGTATACAGAAATTAATGTGTGTTTTGATTTATACCAGGATGTATCGATGAATGTTGTAGGCATATTGCATGCTCTCATAGATGATGTAGAGTTGCCGTCCTTGGTGGTGTTACCAAAACATGAGTTCTTTAGATGTGATAGATGGAAAATGGTATGCTGCTGCGGTAGTTATTATTTCGATGGGCTTACTCATAGCATAATGTCCTTCGATATGATTTCAAAAACTTGGAAGGTGAATATTAGAGCTAATTTAAAAAATTACGACTCTGAGATTGAAAAATTCTTGGATTGGCTAGCACCTTATATCGAAACATGCGGATTTATTGGTTATACAAGATATGAGGAGTTCGACGATCCGACATTAGTCTATATCGAAGATCATAAAGTAGTGTTTAAGCAAATATAAAGGAGCGGATAGAGATGAGTAGGATTAGAAAAAACTGGTGGGAAAGGGATAAACGTCTATTAAATATACAGAGCCCTAGTCTTAGAAAGAGGTCAAATCTGAATTCACGGACCGAGAAAACCAAGAAGGTCATGCATTTGATGGTTACTAGTCTGTGCGACAGGGATTGCAAGTATTGCTGCAACAAGCAATATGATCTGAATGGTATTCCGTATGCCACGGATGAAGAACTGAGAGAGGTGGAGACATTATGTCTCACGGGCGGAGAGCCTTTTGCTTATACTAAGCCGAACGCAATGGCATATCATTATAAGCATAAATATCCAAATATAATGCGCGTGATCGTGTATACGAATGCTTGTGAGTTATGGTCGTCGTGGATTACTAATCGTACACCTTTAGGTAATATAGACGGGCTTAATATATCGATAAAAAATTTAGGCGATTATTTGGTACTTGATGACATTATTCGGGATAAGGAGGTATGTTCATTGCCACTCAATCGTATATACGTGTTTGGCGATAGGCTTTATGAAAAGACGAATAGTCTTTTAACAGAATATGACAAGCTAGGGCGTTTTCAGGTTATCCGTCGTGAATGGCAGGAAGATTTCAAGCCAGCAGACGATAGTATATTTAGAAGAGTTTGAAGGAGGTTTTACTATGATTTGGACAATTATATTTGTAGTGGTTTTGGTGGTGTCGATCGTATTATCTGTAATTGCATACAACGAATGTATAGATTGGATGTCTATTATAGGCGCTGTATTTATTACGTTGTCGGGTGTGGGTGCAATCTTTTCGCTTGTTATGATAGTGACGAATCATTATGCAATTGACAAAACGATCGCCGAATATCAGATGAAACATGATTCTATAGTAAAAGAGGTAGAGGCTCTTGAACAGGATACCGATGAGAAAGTATCCAGAGTCACAGTTATTAAAGATGTACAGGAATGGAATGGTACTGTGTATTCACAGAAATACTGGTCTAAGAGTCCTTGGACAAATTGGTTCTATAGCAAGGAAGTAGTTGATTCACTTGAGTACATAGAAATGGAGGAATGATATTTATGTCAATGGCGAGAAAATGTGATAGGTGCGGTAAGTTCTATGAGAAAAATAGAGTAAAGTGGAACTGCGGAAGCTCTTTCACTAGGGGGATAAATGTAGTAAACATAAATAACCTCATAGCAGTAGAGTGTGATTTATGTGATTCATGTATTGAAGATTTTCGAGCATTCATGGATCATTATGATGATACAGAGGAGGACAAAAATGGAGAAGAAGGAACTGAGTGAGACCGCCAGATCGGTTTTGCTGGCTGTTGCGGTGATAATTGATTTTGCGCTGATGATTACGTCATTGGCGCTTTATTTATTTTATTAGAAAAGGTTAGGCGATAAAAACATGGATATACGGAAAAAGACTGTAAAAGCGTCTTTGAGAGATGAGGAGATTAAAAAATTACAGGAGCAGGTCTTGCAGTTACATAGGGATAAGACGGCTTTGATGGGTAAGTGTAAGACTCTTTCACGAGGGCTTGCCTGCTCTTTTTGCAAATTCAGGACCGAGTGTTTATATGCAGAGAAGAATGGTGGTGATGAAATTGCGTAGGGATGGGCATACAGTGATGAGAGCTTATATTGTATACGATCAACATAATAATGGTAGTTGTGCTGGGATCATGAGTGAAGTGCATTTGGCCAGGTTTCTGGGAATAGCGCGAGGTAGTATACGTAGACAGTTGTGGCGCGGTGACAAGCTATTTCTGAGAAGATACGAGGTTGTCAGGTGCTGGATTGATCCTGACGATTATGAGTATTTGCAGGTTGATGATAGCGTAGGCGAATAGTATAATAGTCTTATATTTTCAGAGGAGGAGATTTTTATGAAAAAGAGATTATTTATAGGTTTGTTAGTTGGAGCTATGTGTGTTGGACTTGTTGGATGCGGTGGTGATAGTAGTAATGCTGGTTCAGGAAGTAGTGCGAGTGTCAGTACGGAGAGTGAGAGTGGCTTTGTAATGTCTAGTATATTGCCAGATGCCAAAGATATTTTTTCAGATAAAAGCATATCAATTGATAGGGATTCAGATACAAGTTATTATGCATCAATCAGTTCGGCTACGTCTGATGATTTTAAAAAATATGATTCAGCTTTGAAGAGTAGTATTTTTACTAGTATGGATACATATGGAATCGATGATAATAGTGGCTTTGCTAGATACTATGATTCTGAGCATAAATACGAATTAGATTTTGGATATGACTCAAAAAACGGCGGATTGATGACCATAACTTGTGATGTAATACAAAAATAGTATATAAAATCTCTGCCCGGTTTTGCAAAAATATCTGGGCTTCTGCCCGGTTTTGTGGGCGTTTTGCCCGCTTTTAAGGTAGTAGCAGGTCCGAAAATTTTGTAAAAAATGGCCATTTGCCCACTTTTCTGCCCACTTTGCCCACTTTTAAAAACAAAAGTGGGCAGCGAAAAACCTAGTATTTATGCGGGTTTGCGGGGTTTCTGCCCACTTTCCCACTTTTTTTCTTAAATTAATATGAAAAAAATATTATATAAATATATATAAATGGGAAATAAAAGTGGGCATCCGGGCAGAGGGCCGTTTTCAGCAAAATTTATCATCTCGGAAACGAACTTTACAAAGCTATAATACATTATAAAATCTCTTTAGTTTTTACAGTCGTCAAAGTATAATTGCAGTATAGTTAGTAGCTAGTAGACGGAAGAGTAAAAAGTTAAGGAGGTTTTTGGATTATGAAGGAATATCTTGTAGGAATGGTTTGTACAGAATGTGATCAAGGAGAAATAGAATATAACTCCATAATCAAGAAATATGAATGTACATGTTGTGATGCAAAGTTTGATGAAGAAGAGATAACCACAAATCAAGCTTATCTTGATAGAGATGAAGAATATCCTATATTTTGCCCTAAATGTGGAGCTCCATTATTCTATAACGAATATATGAATAAGTTTGTATGTTGGGATTGTTATGAGACATACCCGGGTGATATGTTTGGCGGAGATATAAGAAAACTGATAGCGTATAAACCTGCTATATGTAAGAATCATTGTGGTGCAGAACGCTATCCAGAATGTATTACATCGTGTCGTTTTGATTAGCGAATTTTCGCGATAAATACATCTTCTATAATGAAACTATTTGTTAAATATGAAAGGAGATTCATTATGGAGGAAAGACAGAAACACATTATAGCACTTGATTGTTTACATTGTGATTTTTTGCATGGTCAAGTCTCAGGTATTATCATGGGTGTATTGGGGACAGCTAAACGCGGTACAGTTATCGCAGAGATGTCAATTAAAGACAATATGAGAATATTTGGATTTGACAGTACAGAAGATGAGTTAAGCATAATACTTGCTAGATTAAATGAACTGTACGAACATAAGAGAATGGCAGAATACAAGTTAATAAAGTAGTATCAAGAACCGGGAGGCTCAGTATAGAAATATGCTGGGTCTCTTGTTTTTTGTTGCAAGATTAAGGACCCAATACAAAAAGCTGTACTGGGTCCATGAGGGATAAAAAACTTAATCAATTTAATTATTAACTCCACAATTTTTAGACACGGGGCTTGGTTTGCGGTAACACTCCAAGTCCTGAAAAAGAAAAATAATAAGGGTATACATTATTCGTCATCAGAAGCAGATTCAGTTTCTTCACAGTCAACATCAACTGTATCAGTTTCTGGGGCGGGTAATTCGTCTTTATGAGCAATGTAGTATTGTAATGTTTTCATTATTTCTTTTAAGTTTTTTCTATTTTTTATCCCATATATGATTGTCGGGATACCAATAATAGTCATAGTAATACACCCAGTTATCACAATATCAGTGTAACGTGTACTCTTTTCTATATCTTTTACAAGCTGATCTGGACCGCCATGTTCTTTGGCAGTTTTTGATAACTCGGCATAAGGCCAATCTCCATTTTGGAGTTGTTTGCGAATTTTCTTATTATTACCCATATTGTTTCACCTCCTCTCTGTTAAGTTTATGTATTAATTATACAAAAGTACTTAATGGTAATACAGAGGAGTTGAGAGACAATATGACACATATCGGTTAGTATTTGCACAATTCGCGTCAAATACATTCTGTATTATGACATGAAAATTGTTATATGAAACATAGGAGGAGATTATTATGGTAAATTTGACATTTTGGACATGTGTAAAAATCGGTTTTGGAATAACATTAGGTTATCATTTAGAAAAAGAACTTTGGAATACATTCAAAGTGGTGGCAATTAAAATAGCCAAACTTAATTTACATGTATTAGAAGTAAACTGCGGAAAAGATGATGATAATGTGAAAAAACTTAGAAAAATATTGTCCGTTGGTGGTGTAAGTACCAAGAGGAAACAGCCGATAGGTTTTAGAGTAACAAATAAACATGAATAAAGAGGGGGCGCCTCTATTACAGGGGCTCTTCTTTTTTCGCGTCAAATACATCTTATATAACGAGATAGAAACTTTTTAATGATTCAAAAGTAGGATTTTATTATGAGTAATTTTAAAGAGAAAGCTAAGGAAAAGTATGAGACAGCGAAGGAGTATGTTAAGGAGCATAAGGAAGATATTATAGTCGGTGCTGGTTCTATGGCACTAACATTATGGAGTATATTGGTTATACATAATGATGGTTATAGAAAAGGGCATAAAGACGGATTCTATCATGGATGCGATGCACAGAATGCTTACGATAACGCTGTGATTAAGAATTCTTTGGAAATGAACAAATATATTAATAATTATGACAACGAAGAGGACAAGTAAAAATAATCTATCTCAATCAGGAGAGTCGTTAAATTTACAACGGCTCTTCTTTTTTTTGCGGAGCAGATACAACCCCTATTATTTTTGCTCGCGGCAAATACATCCCCTTTTATAGAGAGAGAGGTAAGAAGCGCCATATTTATGTGTGCTTCTATTTTTCTTTCTGAAAATTGAAAGGAGGGAATGTTTTAGTGACACCTGAAGGAAAATTCAAGGCGGATCTAAAAAAAGAAATCAAACATCGGTTTCCAGGAAGTATGGTAATACATCTGGATGCCACAGAAAAACAGGGAATACCAGACCTGCTTATTTTGTATAGGGACAAATGGGCAGCACTGGAAGGTAAAGAGAGCAAAAGAGCAAGTCATCGTCCAAACCAGGATTATTATGTACACCTTATGGATAAGATGTCATACGCTGCTTTTATTTACCCGGAGAACAAGGAGGAAATTTTAGATGAACTTCAATCAGCATTTGAAACTGGAAGGCCTTCACGCGCCTTTCTCGGCGAGTAAAAGCTCGTGGCTCAGGTATGACGATACCAAAGCAATTGAGGTGTATCGAAACCTGAAAATGGCACAGCTTGGAACAAGGCTCCATGCATGGGCTAAAGAAACAATAGACCTTGGGATTAAACAACCTCGTACAAAGAAGACTTTGAATGCATATGTAAATGATGCAATCGGATTCAAGATGAGTACAGAGGTTGTTTTATTTTATTCTGAGAGATTTTTTGGCACAGCGGATGCCATATCTTTCAAGAATAATGTATTACGAATTCATGATTTAAAAACTGGTAAGTCTGGAAAGATCGAAGACCATATCGAGCAGCTGGAGGTTTATGCTGCTTTATTTTGTCTTGAATATCATGTTGCTCCTGGCGACATTGAGATGGAACTCCGACTATACAAGCAGGATGAAGTGCTGGTTCATAATCCGACAGCAGAGGAGATTGCTCCGATCATGGACAAGATAATCCACCTCGACAAACTTCTTGAAAAGTTAGAAAAGGAGGCTGCTTAAATCATGAGTTCAATTTCAGATGAAATAAAATCAAATTTGGGATGTGGTTCAGAACCCGTAGATGCTGAGGTTCTTGAGCATTACGGAATGCCGAGGCGTTCTGGTAGATATCCTTGGGGGTCCGGAGAAAACCCATATCAGCATGGCGATGATTTTTTGAGTAGAGTTGAATCACTCAAGAAAGACGGCTGGGAAGAAACTCCGGATAATATAAGAAATACCTTTGGTATGACAACAACACAGTATAGAACCGAGAAGTCTCTTTGTAAGGACGAGAGAAGAATGCTCGATGTATCAAGAGCTAAGTCACTCAAAGAAGATGGTCTTGGCGCTACAGAGATTGGAAGGCAGATGGGTATATCTGAATCCACAGTCAGATCACTGCTCAATGCAGATTCTGAGAGTCGAATGAAACAGGCTAGGAATGCTGCTGATTTCATGAGAGAGCAGGTCGATAAGAAGGGTATGGTTGATGTCGGTAAGGGAGTTGAGCGTGAGCTTCATATTTCTGAGGAGAAGATGAATCAGGCATTAACCATTCTGGAAAGAGAAGGATACCATGTATATAATGGTAGATTTCCACAGGCGACTAATTCAAACCAGATGACTACTCAGAAAGTTCTTACTAAACCAGATATACCACATTCAGAAATATATGATCTGGATAAAGTCAAACCTTTGACCGACTATTTTTCAACAGATGGCGGTGAAACATTCCATCGTAAATTTACATATCCAGAAAGTCTTGATTCCAAGCGGCTTATGATTCGTTATAGTGAAGATGGTGGAATAGAAAAGGACGGAACAATAGAACTTCGTAGAGGATGCCAAGACCTTAGCCTTGGTGATTCCAAATATGCACAGGTTCGTATCATGGTAGACGGTAAGAAGTATCTCAAAGGTATGGCAGTATATTCTGACGATATGCCAGATGGCGTTGACGTTATATTTAATACAAATAAAACAAAAGACGTGCCAAAGATGGAAGTCCTTAAAGACATCAAGAGTGACCCAGACAATCCTTTTGGATCTCTTATAAAAGATGCTGACCAGGGTGGACAGTATTGGTACAAAGACGCTAAGACCGGAGAAGAAAAACTGGGGCTTATAAATAAAAGAGCTGATCAGGGTGACTGGACTGAATGGAAAAATGCACTCCCATCGCAGTTTCTTGGTAAGCAGTCTGTAACGATGGCAAAGAAGCAGCTAGATCTCGCCAAGGCAGACAAAGCAGCAGAATATGACGAGATTATGTCCCTTACGAATCCTGTCATAAAAAAACACTATCTTCAGAAGTTTGCAGAGGGCTGTGATTCAGCAGCAGTTAATCTTCAGGCGGCAGCACTTCCGGGACAGAGATATCATGTTATTATCCCATTTCCAACAATGAAGGACACAGAAGTGTATGCCCCCAACTATGAAACAGGAACCAAGCTAGCACTCATCAGATTTCCGCATGGTGGAACATTTGAGATACCTATACTTACTGTAAACAACAATTATAAAGAGGCAAAGAAACTTCTTGGCGGTGATGTTCAGGATGCCATAGGTATTAACAGCAAAGTAGCAGAAAGATTGTCTGGAGCAGACTTTGATGGTGATACTGCTATGTGTATTCCAACGCATGATGCCGGTGGAAAAGTTAAGATCACATCCACAAAGCCTTTGAAGGGGCTTGAGGGATTTGATCCTAAGGTTGCTTATGGCGGTGAGTGCAAAGTAGATAGTAATGGAGAGAAGCACTACTATCGTAATGGCCATGAGTACAGGATCATGAAGAACACTCAGACTGAGATGGGGAAAATTTCAAATCTGATTACAGATATGACACTTGCGGGAGCTGGAGAAGATCAGCTTGCAGCAGCAGTTAGACATTCAATGGTAGTTATTGATGCTGAGAAGCATAAGCTAGACTATAAACAGAGCGAGCATGACAATAACATTTCAGCTCTTAGAAAAGAGTATCAGCCTAAATACGATGAGAACGGGAATCTTGTAAGAGCTGGTGGCGCTGCTACAATTCTTTCGAGAAGCAAGGGTGAAACGTCAGTACCAAAGCGACAAGGTACACCAAAGATCAATCAAAAAGGCAAAGATTGGTATGACCCAAGCAAGCCTGAAGGTGCACTTATATACAAGACCACTGAAGACCTGTACTATCCTAAGCGATCCACGAGTAAGTCAGGAGTGGTTAGTATCAAGACCGCATCCGGTGAGACCATCAAGTATAAGAAGGACGACCCAGTAGCAGCAGAGAAGTATACCCCTGTTAAGCATATAGACCCCGTGACCAAGGAAGTAACCTATACTGATAAGACGGGTACCATAGAGTATGCAAGGGACTATAAGAAACAGCAGAGTACTAAGATGGCTGAGACAGACGATGCTAATACATTAGTATCCAAGGCTAGACACCCTATGGAACTACTGTATGCAGATTATGCTAATAGCATGAAGGCTATGGCCAACCGAGCTCGACTGGACTATGCAAATATAGAAAATATAGCTATGTCAAAAGAGGCTAAGAAGAAGTATGCATCAGAGGTAAAGAGTCTGGAAGAGAAACTTAATACTGCCGAACTCAATGCACCGAGGGAGCGTGCAGCACAGAGAAAGGCCAGTGTTATTGTTGGCGAAAAGAAAGCAAACAATAAGGATCTCAAGGTTAGCGATATAAAGAAGGCATCTCAGCAGGCTATAGTTGCCAGTCGTATAGATGTTGGTGCATCTTCAAGAAGAGACAGAGAAATTAACATTACAGACAAAGAATGGGAAGCTATTCAGGCTGGTGCCATAACTAATAACATGCTTGTTCGTATTCTCAATAATGCAAATGCTGATAAGCTTAGAGAAAGAGCAATGCCAAAACAGACTTCTGAACTCAGTTCAGCAAAAGTCAGCAGAATCAAAGCTCTTGCTGCATCTAACTATACATTGCAGGAAATTGCAAATAAACTTGGTGTTTCAACATCAACAGTTTCAAAGTATTTGAAAGGAGTGAAGTAGTATGGCAGAGACCCACGAGAACACAAGCAAACGAGTTGCTATTACAACTTTTGATAATCCTTTTAATCCAATCACTGAGTTTAATGATTGGAATAACTTTGATACAGAAAAAGGTTATTACACGTGCAACTATCTTGGAAGAATTACCCACATTTCTGATGGAATGTCACAGGTTGAGTATGATCGAGAAGTTGAGCGTGCAATCGACAGTATTATCGCATATGATCCATTCGATCTCTATAAAAAAGTGGAAATGGAAGACAATGCGGCATAAATAACGCAACATAGAGGGCGAAAAAGACATAGGGGGGGTCTGTAAAAATGCACCCCCTCCTGTCATCGCCGGCCTCCTCAAAAATTCCCCGGGGGTATATTTGGAAAAACAGCTTAGATGATATTTGCAAGGGTTTATGGGATAACCTGTGGTGGGACGTAGATACTCCTCCGTCTATATACAAACCCCTATAGTAAAACTCCTTTCAAGTTTACATATTTTTGTTCGCCAACCATCCGTGAACAGGCCCCATAAGTCCTTACAAATGGCATCTAAGTACATAATAATATATTTGGAAGCAGGTGATAGCATGGCAAAGGTCAAGAAAACTACTTCAGAAGAGCCTAAGAGTTTCCGACCGGCACTTACGCCAGAGGCAAGAGAGAACCAGATCATATCTCTAGCCATGAACACCGCTGAACAAAGAATACGTGATAACACAGCATCTGATACATTGGTATGTCACTTTCTCAAACTCGGCACATCAAAGTATCAGTTGGAACTTGAAAAGTTACGATCAGAAGAAAAACTGAACCAGGCGAAGATAGATAGTATTAAGAGTTCAGAAGAGCAGGATGAGCTCTACAAACAGGCAATTGCCGCCATGATGGACTACTCTGGTTCTGGAGAAGTAGGTGATGACTACGATGAAGATTAGAACGTATTCAGAGCTTATCACTATACCAACATTTGAAGAACGATTTGAATATTTAAAACTATCTGGGGTTGTAGGGGAAGATACATTCGGATTCGATAGATATTTGAATCAGGATTTCTATAGATCCAAAGAGTGGCGTAGTGTTAGAGATAAAGTAATCATTCGAGACAATGCATGCGATTTAGCTATGCCAGGTCATGAAATTGACAAGTATATTCTTATACATCATATGAATCCAATTTCTAAGATAGACATTCTGGAGGCAACTGATATTTTGCTCAATCCAGAATATCTCATTTCAGTAACAAGAAATACGCATAATGCAATACATTACGGAGACAGGAGTCTACTTGTATCTGAACCAATTACCAGATCAAGATATGACACTTGTCCGTGGAAGAGATAGGGGGGTATATATGGACGATAGTATCTTAACATCCATCAAGAAGCTCCTTGGTATACCAGAGGACTATGATCCTTTTGATAAGGATGTAGTAATGCATATTAACACTGTATTCTTCTCACTCAACCAGATAGGTGTTGGACCGCCAAATGGTTTTACCATAAGCGATAAGACAACAACATGGAGCGAGTATCTAACAGATTCTACAAATCTTGAAGCTGTAAAAAGCTATATCTATTTAAAGGTGCGTCTACTTTTTGATCCACCTACAAGTTCAGTAATAACAGAATCTATCAACAGACAAATAGCAGAACTTGAATGGCGACTTAGTGTCGCTGCCAAATAAGGGGGTGATTATATGGGTTATTATGTAATCCCTTCTGATGCATTAGCTCACCATGGGATTCTTGGTATGAAGTGGGGGGTGCGTCGGTATCAGAGAAAAGATGGGACTCTGACTACTGCTGGAAAGAGAAGACTCCGTACAGTAGAAAACCGAATGGTCAACAACACAAAGAAATACAATCGTTTGGTTAAAGAGCACAACCAGCTAACAGGTTCAAAATCCAAACCACTGTCGGTAGAAGAACAAAAAGAGCAGATTCTTAAAAGCAGATCGGCGAAAGAATTATATAAACATGCCGACCTTTTCTCGACTAATGAATTGGATTCTGCGTATCGTAGACTGGTACTCGAACGGAACATTTCATCCCTAATTCCCAAAGAGATAAGTCGTGGGGAGAAATTCCTTGATTCGTTTAACAAATGGAGCAAGAAGATGAATGAAGTTACTTCAAACAGTATAAATGGATGGAATAACTTTGCTAAGGTTTACAATACTAAAAAAACAGGTGACGAACGACTTCCTATTATCGGTGAAAAAGAAAAAGATAAGAAGAAGGATAAGAAGAATGATGATAAGTAGGTGATGTCATGAGTTTATCAAATACAGCGACACCTATTTATTATGGTCAGTTTCGAGATGATGTCATAGCTGGTAAGATTCCTGTCTGTAAAGAGATAGAGATGGAAATGAACCGAATCGATGCACTTATAGCCAATCCCGGAGTTTACTATGACGACCAGGCTATAAATGGTTTTGTGCATTACTGTGAGAATGAGTTGACCCTTACAAATGGCGAAGACCTTCATTTATTGTTTACATTCAAGCTTTGGGCAGAACAGATATTTGGTTGGTACTACTTTGTCGAACGTAGCATATATGTCCCTGGTAAAGATAATCATGGCGGCAGGTATGTAAAGAAACGTATAAAGAAACGACTTGTCCGAAAGCAGTATCTCATAGTTGCCAGAGGTGCAGCTAAATCTATGTATGCATCATGCATCCAGAATTACTTCCTCAATGTCGATAAATCGACAACACATCAGGTTACCGTCGCACCAAGAATGGCACAGGCAGAAGAAGTCATGTCTCCATTCCGAACAGCAATAGCGAGAGCTAGAGGACCATTGTATAAATTCCTTACAGAGGGATCATTACAGAATACAACAGGTTCAAAAGCACGTAGAGTTAAGCTGGCAAGCACCAAGAAAGGTATTCAGAATTTCTTGACTGGATCGATTCTTGAGATTAGGCCAATGAGTATCGATGCTCTTCAGGGAATGAGAATCAAAGTGGCAACTATAGATGAGTGGTTGTCTGGTGATGTACGTGAAGACGTTATTGGTTCTATTGAACAGGGAGCTGCCAAGGAGCAAGGCGATGCAAGTACGAGCAACAATGACTATCTCATAGTAGCAATCAGTTCGGAGGGAACGGTTCGTAATGGCAGCGGTGACACAATCAAAATGGAATTGATGTCCATTCTTAAAGGCGAGTATAGTGCACCACACACATCAATCTGGTGGTATAAACTCGACTCCATCGAAGAAGTGGCTAAGCCAGAGATGTGGCTCAAAGCCAATCCAAATCTGGGTAAGACTGTTACCTATGAAACATATCAGGATGATGTTGAGAGAGCAGAGAAAGCCCCGGCAACACGTAATGATATTTTGGCAAAACGTTTTGGCATCCCTATGGAAGGATACACATATTACTTTACCTATGATGAGACACTTCCACATCGTAAAAGAGATTTCTGGGAGATGCCTTGTTCTATGGGTGCAGATCTATCACAAGGTGACGATTTCTGCGCTTTCACATTTTTATTCCCATTATCAACAGGAGCTTTTGGTATAAAAACCAGAAACTATATAACTGAAAAGACATTATTCAAACTCCCTGCGGCTATGCGCCAGAAATATGAAACTTTTATAAAGGAAGGCAGTCTAATGGTAATGCCAGGCACGGTACTAGACATGATGCAAGTATACGATGACTTGGACGGTTACATTTGTCAGTGTTCCTACGATGTAAGAGCGTTCGGTTTTGACCCATATAATGCAAGGGATTTTGTAGAAAGATGGGAACGTGAAAATGGCCCGTTCGGAATAGAAAAAGTAATACAGGGAGCAAAGACTGAGTCTGTACCTCTTGGCGAGTTGAAGAAATTGGCTGAGGACAGGCTTCTTTTGTTTGATGAGGAACTTATGACATTTGCCATGGGTAATTGCATAACCCTCGAGGATACAAATGGTAATAGAAAATTATTGAAGAAACGATATGAGCAGAAGATAGATGCAGTTGCGGCCATGATGGATGCCTATGTTGCATACAAGCTTAATCGTGAAGCTTTTGATTAAGGAGGGCATGAATGGCAACATACAGATTACCCGAAAGGGTGAAAAATGGTTGGAATGCCTTTATGAATAAGGATCCAACATTAGGATACTCAGCGGGAGCCAGTTATTCGTCACGACCCGATCGTGTGCGATTAACTCGAGGGAATGAACGATCAATAATAACTTCGATATTCAACCGGATTGCAATAGACGTTGAACAGATAGGCTTCAAACATTGTCAGTTGGATGATAATGGCCGGTTCAAATCTGAAAAGAATACTGGGCTAAATACATGCCTTACCCTTGAGGCAAATATCGATCAGACAAGTCGTTCTTTTATAAGAGATACGGTTCTCACGATGTTTGATGAAGGGGTTGCAGCGGTCGTTCCTGTGGACACACTCTATGATCCGACTGATACCGATTCATACGATATCACATCAATGAGAGTCGGTAAGATCACAGAATGGTTTCCATATAAGGTTAAGATTCGACTCTATAATGAACGAACCGGTAGAAAAGAGGATATTATCCTTCCTAAGCGTAACGTTGCGATTATAGAAAATCCGATGTACGCGGTAATCAACGAGTATAACTCAGTCTATCAGCGTCTTGCTCGTAAGTTAAGCCTTTTGGACATAACTGATGAACAGACGGCATCTGGAAAACTCGATCTTATAATCCAGTTACCATATATCATAAAAACTGAACAGAAGAGGAAAGAAGCGAATCAGAGACGTCAGGAAATCGAGGATCAGCTGTCTGGATCTAAGTATGGAATTGCCTATGCAGACGGCACCGAAAAGATAACGCAGCTTAATAGATCTCTTGAGAATAATCTTTTGAAGCAGATAGAGACTCTTCAGGAACAGCTTTATGCACAGCTAGGTATTACTCAGAGTATTCTCGATGGTACAGCAGACGAGAAGACCATGCTGAACTACAACAGCAGAACTATAGAACCAATCGCATCAGCAATCGCAGATGAGTTCAAACGAAAGTTCTTAACAAAGACTGCCATAACACAGGGGCAGTCGATCACGTATTTCAAAGACCCATTCAAGTTAGTCCCAGTCAGCAATATTGCAGAAATAGCGGACAAGTTCACAAGAAACGAAATAATGACGTCAAATGAGATACGTCAGATCATCGGCATGATGCCTTCTCCAGATCCAAAGGCTGATCAGCTTATCAATAGCAATATCGCACAGCCAAACGAGAGTACCCCACAGGATTATACAGATAAAACAACACAGGAAGGAGAAAATCAAAATGGGTAAATACGATTTTGGTGGTTGGGCTACACGAAATGATCTTGTGTGTAGTGATGGTCGAACCATAAAGAAAGACGCGTTTAAAGATCAGGATGGTGTGACAGTTCCTATTGTCTGGAACCATGATCATGATTCGGTGAATTCTGTATTAGGACATGCCGTACTCGAAAACCGAGAAGATGGTGTGTATGCGTACGGTGTCTTCAATAACACCGAGGAAGGACAGCACGCAAAGGAATTAGTTAAGCATGGGGATATAAGGTCTCTGTCTATATACGCGAACAAGTTGAAACATGCAGGATCTAATGTGGTTCACGGAATCATCAGGGAATTGAGCCTGGTATTAGCAGGGGGTAATCCGGGGGCAACTATCGATTGGGCAATAGCACATGGTGATGGAGAAGACGATGCGTTCGTTGCAAATTACGATGTTGCAGGTTTAGTGCTCTATCACTCAGACGACAAGACAGAAAAGGAGAAAACAGTGGAGGATAACAAGGACACAAAGACGCCAGAGCAGTCAGAAGGTAAGTCTGATGACGACAAGACTGTAGAGGATGTTTATAACACATTAAATGAAGAGCAGAAGAAAGTTGTTGATTTCTTAGTTGGAACAGCAGTTTCTCAGGCAAAAAAAGATAATAAAGAAGGAGATGGAGAAATGGGAACAATCAAGCATAACGTATTCGATCAGGCAGAGATGTCTGAGGGAACAGCGCTTACTCATTCAGACGAGGTAGCAATTATCAAGGCTGCAAAGCAGAGTAATGTTGGATCATTCAGACAGGCACTTAAAGACTATGTTGCAGAGCACAAGGATACTCTTGCACATGGAGCTTTCGCAGATGAGGATGTCGAGCAGCTCTTTCCAGAGTTTGAACTTATTAAGAAGGGTGAGCCAGATACTCTTGAGAGAGATCAGACATGGATTGGCGCTGTAATGAGCAAGATTCATAAGGCGCCTTTTACCAGAATCAGGACAAGAAACGCTGATGCAAGACAGAAGGCCCTTTCACAGGGTTATCAGAAGAAGGGTGACTACAAGACAGATGGTAATCAGATTAAGTTGCTTAGCAGAACAACAGATCCACAGACAGTGTACATCAAGGACGAGCTTCAGAGAGATGACATAGTTGACATCACAGATTTCGATGTAGTTTCGTATCAGTGGAATCTTATGAGACATTCTCTTGACGAGACTCTTGCTCTGGCAGCACTTGTCGGTGACGGCAGAGATGACGGTGATCCTGATAAGATCCATGAAGATCATATCAGATCGATTTGGCATGATGACGAGCTGTACTGTATCAAGAAGGATGTTGATTTTGCAGCCGCTAAGACTAAGCTCCAGGGTACAAACACAGGTGCTAACTTCAGTGAGAATTATATTTACGCTGAGGCACTTATCGAGGCTGCCCTGTACTCAAGAGAGCAGTTCAAGGGATCCGGTACACCAGATTACTACTGCACACCACATGCACTCAACGTAATGCTCCTTGCAAGAGATCTGAATGGTAGAAGAATCTACAGTTCAAAGGCCGATCTTGCAGCAGCACTCAACGTAAACGAGATCCATACCGTAGAGCAGTTTGAGGGACTCACTAGAGTTGATGATAAGTCTAAGAAGCATAAGCTCCTTGGCATCTTTGTAAATCTTACAGATTACACATTTGGTGCTACAAAGGGCGGCGAGGTTACAAAGTTTGATGATTTCGATATTGACTTCAACAGATACAAGTACCTGCTTGAGACACGTATATCAGGAGCCCTCACAAAGCCATACTCAGCTATCGCTCTCGAGGAGCCAGTAGCCTAAGTCGATGAAAGGAGAATACAGAAATGGATAAGATTTTCATGAATTCCACAGATACAAATGTAGCCGCACGAAAGGTTTATACAAAGGCGGCTGACACATTTGCATATGCAGATGCAGACTGTACTGAGAAGATCAACGCAACAGATCTTCAGGACGCATTCATCAAGGGAATGGTTATTGTTGATGCCACAGGCATTCAGTATCTCCCTGTATCATGCGAGGTTAAGAAAAATGTTGCTACAGTTACGTATGTAACTACAGATTCAACTACATCTACCACAGCTAAGCTGGCAACAGTTAAGTCTGAGTAGATCAGATAAGGAGAAATTCAAAATGGCTAAATGGTATGGTGAAATAGGGTATTCTAAAACTATTGAGACTCGAGCTGGGTACTGGGAAGAAAAGATATATGCCCGTAATTATTATGGCGACGCCATGAATAATTATTATCGAAGACAGTCATCTGGAGAGAGTGTTAATCGGAACATCAAGTACGATGTTACCCTGTCTATACTGGCAGATCCACGCCTCATTGAGAATTGCTCAAACATCATATATGCAGAGTATATGGGTACTAAGTGGCAGGTCGATAAGATTGATGCTTCTCAGTACCCTAGACTTCTTTTGACAATCGGGGAGGTGTATACAGAAGATGAGCAGACTTGAACTGCACGCCCTACTCGTTGAGTTATTGGGCAGTACGAACGTGTATTACGAACCCCCTGAGATGTTAAAGATGTCATACCCGGCAATCAGATATCAAAGAACAACCATACGGAGTAAAAGAGCTGACAACTCAAATTACTCCGTTTTTTATTGCTATGAAATAGTTGTGATTTCAAAAGATCCAGATATTCCGGTAATAGAAAAACTGCTTGAGGTGCCTTACTGCACCCATGACAGGCATTACCGGGCATCTAACCTTCATCACAACGTATTCACACTATATTGTTAGAAAAGGAGATAAAAAACTATGGCAAGTAAAGCAATGGTTTGGGATGCAACCGGACAGAAGTTCTACGAGACAGGTGTATCTAAGGGCGGATTATACCTTCAGGATGAAACTGGTGCATACTCAAAGGGAGTAGCATGGAATGGACTTTCCTCTGTAGCTGAGAATCCATCAGGTGGAGAAGAGACTAAGATTTATGCAGATAATCAGAAGTATCTCTCACTGTATTCAGCAGAGGACTTTGGATCTACAGTCGAATGTTACACAACACCTGATGAGTTTGATGCCTGCGATGGTAAGAAGACAATTGCAAAGGGTGTAACAATCCGTCAGCAGGATAGGAAGACATTTGGTATGACTTACCAGACAATCCTGGGGAACGATACCAAGAAGGATGAGTATGGATACAAGATCCATATTATCTATGGAGCAGTGGCAAAGCCATCATCCAAGACTCACTCATCAACAAACGAGAGCCCAGAGGCATCGACAATGTCATACGAGCTTTCAACAACACCAGTTGCTGTAACGGGCAGTAAGTCTACAGCATACCTTGAGATCTCAAGTGTTGATGTTGGAGAGGCAGCTATGGCAGCTATCGAGAAGGTTCTTTACGGCGATGCGACCACAGATCCAAGACTCCCACTTCCAGATGAGATCGCACAGATCATCACAGAAGCACAGGCAGCATAGTATTCTGTCTGCAACAATGAATTTTTGTAGCCCCCAGCATGTCAGATCAGATGTGTTGGGGACTTTTTATTAAGGAGGAAACAATATGTTAAAGAAGACATTTGAATATGAAGATTATGAAGGAAACAAGATCAAGCAGGACGAATACTTCCACCTAAGCGAAGCAGAGCTTACGGAGATGGCACTTTCAGAAAAGGGTGGTTTAGATAAGCTTCTTCAGAAGATTGTAGATGCAAAGGACACCACCGAGATTATCAAGGTGTTCAAGGAGGTTATCTGTAAATCATATGGCGAGCTTGCCCCAGATGGTAAGTCATTCCGTAAGACAGATGAGAAAGGAAATCCGCTTTATCTTAATTTTATTGCGACACCAATGTACGATCAGCTTTTTATGGAGCTGGCTACTAATGATGAGGCAGGGGCAGCTTTTATAAACGGTATCATGCCTAAAAAGGTGTCAGAGGAAATGAAAAAAACAGCTACGAATAATACGGCAAACGTATTAGCAAGCATGTAATAGAGGGGTGATCCAGAGTGCTTCAGATTACTGTACCAAAAACTGAAATATTCAATGAGAATACAAATCAGTTTTTGTGGATTCCAGAAACCACGATACAGATGGAGCACTCCTTGGTGTCACTTTCAAAATGGGAAGAGAAGCATCACAAAGCGTATCTCGACCCAAAACTTCAGCACTCGGCAACAGAAATACTTGACTATTTCAAATGCATGACAATCACAAAAAATGTGAAAGATTCAGTGTTTCTCGCTTTATCTCAGCGAAATATAGAAGAAATCTCTTCTTATATTAATGACCCCATGACCGCAACAACATTCAATGAAATGACTACGACCAAAAAACATAATAGCAAGTTCATAACATCAGAGTATTTATATTTCTGCATGTTTAGTCTTGGTGTTCCCATTGAATGCGAGAAATGGCACCTCAATCGATTAATGACATTACTCAAGATATTCGAGGAAGAGAACAAACCACAGAAAAAACGGTCGGAAGCAGAGACTCTGGATTACTATGCAAAGCTGAATGCAGAAAGAAAAAGAAAATGGCACACGAAGGGGTGACCGGATAGGGGGATTGTATGAGTGCTATTCAGTTTAAGCAGAAAGGCGACTTCTCAAAACTTACGAGTTTTCTTGAACGAGCCAAAGAAGGAATACATCTTGGAAAACTCAATAGGTATGGCAGAGCTGGGGTAGAAGCACTGGCTTCGGCAACACCTATTGATTCAGGAGAAACTGCCAGCTCATGGTATTACAAGATAGAAAATAAGAACGGAACAGCTACAATCTCTTTTTTAAATTCAAACGTGAATGAAGGGGTTCCGATAGCTGTGATACTGCAATACGGACACGGAACCGGTACTGGAGGCTGGGTAGAAGGAAGAGATTACATCAATCCTGCTATCCGGCCTATTTTTGACCAAATAGCAAATGATGCATGGAAGGACGTGATAAGTGGATGAGCAACACAATCGATGAAAAAGTTGTCGAGATGAAATTTGACAACAAAAACTTTGAAACAAATGTCAAAACAACCATGACATCATTGGATAGATTGAAAGAAAAACTTCAGCTTAGGGGTTCTGAGAAAAGTTTTCAGGCTATAGACAGCGCGGCTAAGAGTGTATCGTTTGACAGCCTTATATCGAATGTTGAATATCTCAGGAAGCGATTCTCAGTTATGGGTATAGCTGGAATGCAGGTTGTACAGAACCTTACAAACACCGTCATGACATCCGTAACCAAAGCGAAAAACTTTGTCGAGCAGGCTATATCGGGCGGTGGTCTCAGCAGAGCCATGAAACTTGATCAGGCAAACTTCAAGCTTATGGGATTGTTACAGGATGATGCTAAGCAGGTGGCCGCAATAATGGACGATGTCGATTATGGTGTATCAGGAACGGCATATAGTCTTGATGCGGCAGCAAGTGTAGCAGCTCAGCTTGCAGCTTCTGGTATGCGAGCCGGAGAAGGCATGCAACATGCATTACGAGGCATTTCTGGTGTGGCAGCTATGACTGGAAGTACATACGAAGATATCGGTCGTATATATACACAGATTGCTGGCCAGGGACGAATGATGGGAGATCAGTTGCTTCAGCTTTCAGGAAGGGGTATGAACGCTGCCGCTACATTGGCAAAGTATCTTAATACAACCGAAGCCGAAGTTCGTGACATGGTCTCCAAAGGCAAGATAGATTTCCAGACGTTTGCCGACATTATGGATAAAGAATATGGAGAGCATGCCAAGAAAGCAAACGAGACATTTGATGGAGCATTAGCAAATGTTAAGTCAGCGCTTGCTAAGATCGGTGCGAATTTCTATAAGCCGCTCATAGAACAGAATGGTCCATTAGTAGGAATACTTAACACTGTTCGACTGAAGATAAATGATATAAAAGAGGTAACACTTCCGTTCGTAGAGAGTGCCTCTAAAGGCGTAGCCAAGCTTATCAATTACGCAAATACTTTGGTAAACAAGATCAATCCAAAAACACTGTTCAGCGGATTAACTTCAAAATGGGATAATCTCATGAATAAGATAAGCGAAGCTGGCGTATCCGAAGATACCTTTACAGCAAAACTTAAAGAGGTTGCTAAAGAACAAGGCATAAACATAGATTCGTTGCTGAAGAAGTATGGCTCACTGGCAAATATCTTTGCCAAGGGTAAATTATCTGGCAGTTTGATAATAGATACTCTGAAAAGGCTCACAAATGTCACATCCAAAGCATCTGAGTCTACACAGGACATAACTAACAAGGTTGAATACTTCAATGATGTTGTCTCGAAAACTATTCGCGGAGATTTTGGTAATGGCGAGGAAAGAATAAAGGCGCTCACCGCAGCCAACTACGATTATGCTCAGGTACAGGCTTTGGTTAATAAAGTTTGGGAGCGTAATGGGCATAACTGGTCTGATTGTACGTTGAGTGCAGATGAGCTCACAGAGGCCATGGCAAGTTTGTCAGATAAAGAAGCAGAGACGTTAGGGCTTACCGAAGACCAGATAAAGACACTTCGAGATCTTGCAACACAGGCGGAAAAGACAGGTACTCCGATTAGCGAGCTGATAGCGAGTCTGAACAAACCAAGTGGCAAAGAACTTATCATAGAGTCTTTCCAGAATGCAGTAAAAGGAGCAACCCAGGTTGCCAAAGCATTCAAACAGGCATACTCAGAGATGTTCACAACATCGGATAAGTCCGGAGAAAGTACGTTATATCATATTACGGAAACTGTCAATAAGTTCTCACAGCATCTTGTTATGAGCGATGAAAAGGCAGACAAACTCCGGAGAACTCTCAAGGGGCTATTCGCTTTAATCAGCATGATCAGCAACATTGTTGGCGGAGGATTAAAAATAAGCCTTAAAGCGATAAATGTTCTGCTCAAGTATTTTAATCTGGATCTCTTGACAGTAACTGCATACATAGGAGACTTCCTTGTAAAACTTCGGGATGCCACCGACTTCAGTAAATTGTTCGGTAAGGTACTGGATAAAGTTTCACCGTATCTTAGAAAATTTTCAGACGGTTTCAAAGATTGGATACAGGGGCTTAAAGATGCCGACAACATACCGAAGTACATATTGGAGGGGCTTGTAAACGGTCTCAAGAATGGTGGAAAAGAAGTAGTCAGTACAATAATCCAGATAGGAAAAGATATGCTGGCGGGAATTAAATCTGTGCTCGGTATACATTCTCCATCGGTAGAGTTTTACAAAATCGGCGATTTCTCCATGACCGGATGGTTCAATGGAATTCAAAATGGAATATCCAAGCTACTGGAACTTATCAAGAGCATAGGCAGTAGTATTCTTGACACGCTCAAGGGGATTGACTTCGGAAAAGTTTTGGCTGTCGGTCTCGGCGTTGGATTACTCTATGTAACCAATAATGTAACGAAGGCGGTTACATCATTCAGCAAAGCAGTAGAAGCAATCGCAGCACCTGCTAAAGGTTTTGGCAAATTACTCGAAAGTGTAGGAGGGTTCTTTACAGAACTTGGAACTAACATAAAAAAATATCTTCGTGTAAAAGAGATAAAAGTCATAGCATCATCAGTACTGGAACTCGCATTGGCAGTAGCAGTACTTTCAGGCGCCTTATGGGTAGTTTCAAAAGTCCCTGAAGATAGATTGTGGGCATCGATAGGTGCAATTGCCACATTATCTGGAATTGTAGCAGGACTAGCAGCAGCCATAACAGCACTTGGTAAAATCGGTGGCGGTGCCAAGGGTGCTCTAACAGTTGTTGGTGTGTGTGCAGCATTGTTATTAGTAACTATAGCACTGAAAAAATTACAGGATCTTGACCCAGAGAAGATGGGACCTATTGTTGATGCGCTTGGCGGCTTACTTATAAAACTTGGTATAGTTTGCGGAGCGTTGATGATTGTATCGAATCTTTCAAAAGGTACTGATAAAGCAGGCAGTCTTTTGTTAAAGATGTCCGCATCATTGTTAATAATAGCAAAAGCTATAGAGGCGCTGGCCAAGCTTACCCCAGAGGGAGTCCTTCAGGGGGTAATAGTGATAGAACTCATGCAGGGGTTCTTCATAAAGATGGTGGCAGTCTCATACTTTGCAGGAGAGCATGCCGATAAGGCGGGAAAAATGCTTATCAAGATGAGCGTGGCAATGGCTATCATGGTAGGCGTCGTAAAACTTGCGTCTAAACTTGATGGTGATGAAGTGCTTAGCGGAATAGCAGTAATAGGGCTGATTACACTTTTGTTTGAGGCCATAATCATAGTTTCACAAACAGCAGGTGAATACGGTTCCAAGGCAGGGGCTATGTTACTTGGTATGAGTATTGCCATTGGAGTCCTTGTTGGAGTAATAAAATTGATAAGTTATCTTGATGGATCAGAAGTTAAACGAGGACTCAAGATAATCGGCGTTATAGAAGTAATGTTTGCAGCAATTATAGCAGTATCAAAATTTGCAGGTGAGAATGCAGCAAAAGCAGGAGCTATGTTGCTCATGATGTCTGGCGCGTTACTTATCATAACCGGCGTAATATTTATACTTACTCAGATAGATCCGGATGCGTTACCAAGAGCAACTCTGGTTGTTTCTATATTAGAGACGTTATTTGGGGGACTCATATATGTGTCACAATACGCTGAGAAGGTGAAAAAGGGCACTATCATATCCATGACAGTGGCTATCGGTGTATTGGTGGCAGCTGTAGTCGGACTTACATTCCTGGATTCGAGTAAGTTAGCAGTGGCAACATCATGCATTTCTGCACTTATGATATCGTTCGGCGCAATGATGGCACTTACAAAATTTAGCAAGAATACTAAACAGATGCGTGGAACAATGGTACAGATGTTGGGCGTTGTGGTGGTTCTCGGTGGGGTAATAGCGGCAATGTCTATGCTAAATACAGATAATGCTATTCAGAGTTCAGCAGCATTATCGTTATTGCTTTTATCGTTTGCCTCAGCATTTGCAATTATGGGTAGGTCAGGACGAATATCCAAGACAGTCACAGACAATCTATATACCATGACTGGTGTTGTTGGAGTATTAGCACTTATATTGGGTGCCATGAATGCACTACATGTAGAGGCGTCAATACCGAATGCGATTGCCTTGGGTGTATTGATAAACGCTATGGCATCTGCAATGTTAATACTTAGTGTGGTGAAAAAAGCTCCAACTACCGCTGTAGGCGCTATGGCCTTGATGGGACTGGTGGTAGGCGAGCTGGGAGTCATACTTGGGTTACTGAATAAATATGATCTGAATGCGTCAATAGGTACAGCAACCGCGCTATCTATATTACTCGTGGCAATGTCAGTGGCTATGATACCTTTGGCTCTCATTGGAACAGGTGCACTTGCAGCAATAGTAGGTGTTACGGCCATGATTGCAGTTGTTACCGAGATAGGTTTATTTATAGCAGCACTTGGCGCATTAGTAACTGAGTTTCCAGAGTTACAGAATTTCCTGGACAAGGGGATACCGTTATTGTCAGCGATAGGTGAGGGAATTGGTGAATTCTTTGGTAGTATCGTGAGTGGTTTTGTATCCAGCGTTGCGGATGCATTGCCAGATATAGGTACGAAGTTATCTGAATTTGCAATAAACATCTCGCCTTTTATCACTACCATGACATTGGTTGATAAGACAGCCATGGAAGGTGCTAAGGCACTGGCAGAGACGCTTCTGTTGCTCACAGCAGCCAGTTTGTTGGATAGTCTTACAAAGTTCCTTGGTGGAGGAGTTGACTACGATCAGCTTGCCATAGATTTAGCTGCTTATGGCAAGGCCGTAGTAGCATTCTCAAACGCGACAAAAGGTAAGGTAGACGGTGATTCAGTGACCGTCGCAGCAAATGCTGGAAAAGTGCTGGCGGAACTCCAGAAGTCTATACCGCGTTCTGGTGGATGGGCACAGAAGATCATGGGTGAAAAGGACATGAGTGCATTCTCTGATGGTATCACAGCTTTTGGGGATGCTATAGTCGCATTCTCAAACACCGTAGTTCAAAATGGTGGAATAGACAAAGATGCCGTAGACAATGCTGCAAAGTGTGGCGAAATCATGGCTGCATTGAACGATAAGATCCCGGCGCAAGATGGAGTATGGCAGTGCTTTACTGGTGAGAAAAAACTCAGTACATTTGGCGCCAATCTCAAGGACTTCGGCGGTGCTCTTGTTGAGTTCAGCAACATAGTAGCGGGCAAGACTGATAAGGGGTCGCTGGATCCAGATGCGATTAACAAAGCAAAAGATATGGGCGAGTTGATGGTGACATTGAATGAAGCTGTTCCAACGACTGGTGGTATTATAGCATACTTCAAAGGTGATAACAGCTTAGGTTCATTTGGCGAAAACATTGTAGCATTTGGTGATGCGTTGGTTGATTTCTCTAATAGTGTAAGCGGAAAAATCAGTGACGATGCAGTAAATGCCGCTGACAATGCTGGACAGATGATGGTAAATCTTCAGAAACAGATTTCTGGATTGAATGACGATTCATTTGATTGTCTTGATTCTCTTGGAAGTGCTCTCGAAACATGGGGTTCACATCTTAACAATTATTCAGCTAATATTTCAGGTGTAGATACTGACCAGCTAGGAACAGTGACAGATGAAATAAGTACTCTATATTCCTTCGTAGAAAAGATGACAACATTTGACGCGGATGGACTTTCTCAGTTCACAGCAAGTCTCAATGATATAGGTACGATCAGTCTGGATAACTTTGTGAACGCTTTCGGTGATGCAGGAGATAAGGCTTCCTCTGTCATAACCACATTTATTGACAATATGATAAACAAAGTAAATGGCAGAAAGCAGAAGTGGGAGAATGCTGGTAGTTCAGCGATGATCGTGTTCAAGAAAGGAATCAGTAATAAATCTGGGGAAGTAGCATCAGCAGCAGGAACAGTTGCAGACGACGGAGCAGATGCAATGTCGGAGTATAACAACCGATACTACAATATCGGTGTGAATCTTGTAGAAGGATTTGCCAGAGGTATACGAGACAGAGCATACAAAGCCACCAATGCTGCAAGGCAGATGGCTAAGAATACAGAGACTATTACCAAGAAAGTATTGGATGAGCATTCACCATCTAAGGTATTCCTGCGTATAGGTAGATATCTTGCAGAAGGTCTTGCCATAGGTGTTGCTCGTGGAAGTAGCAAGGTATATGCGTCAGTAAGCGATCTGTCCAATACTGTCGTAGGCAAGGCTGGCACAGTAATGTCGATGATATCGGATGCGCTGAACCTCGATTTTGATTATGAGCCAACAATCACACCTGTAGTCGATATGGGTAATGTGACAAGTAGCATGGATGCAATTAATAATATGCTCAACAAAAACCCACAGATTTTCACAGGACTTAGATCCGGTTCAGTGGATGCGCTACTTGAGCGTAGGAATAATCAAAATGGAAATTCTGATGTTATTGAAGCTATAGACAGGTTGTCAAAGCGAATAAATCAGACTCCTAGAAATACATATAACGTGAACGGAATAACTTATGACGACGGAAGCAATATCGCGTCTGTTGTCGAACAGTTAGTACGAGCAGCTGTAGTGGAGAGGAGGGCATAAGCATGGGTAAGAAAGTCACAAACCTCAAGGTTACCAAACAGACTGGGACCGATAATACATATTTTGCTACATGGGAGTTTGCAGAGCCTAAGGTTTATACCAAGTCCAAATATGTTCTCGTGGGTTCTGTTGTATCTTTTGATTATCTCGAGTCGGAGATCGTGCAGTTCACCAATGGTGTTAAGGTCAGTTCAGATGTGAAGAATGATACGTGGAAGGTTGCCGATATAAAAGGTAACAATGCAAGGTTAGGCAAGAATAAATCAGGTACAAAGAACCTGAATAGTACGGTATCTATGAAACACCTCAAGAATGCTGATAATGGAAAGAAAGCACTGATACCCATTGCAAATACTGACCATTACAGTGTGCATTGGTATTACAGTAGTGGAGATGGGGTGTGGTTTGATGGCGGTGCATCGGATGTCAAAGTCAAGAACGCCACGTACACCCCTCCAAGTAATGCCATAAGAATGAAATGTGTGGTCAAACCGGTGTCTAAAACGTATAAGGAAAATGTAAAATCTGGAAAGACCACAAAACAGGTAACTAAGAGTTACTGGACTGGGGATGCTGTATCGGTTATACGAAGCGTCGAGGGAGTAAACAACCCGGAGACTCTAGGGGCACCTACGGTATCCATAGACCAGTACAAGCTCACAGCAAGCATCGACAACATCACAGATTCTAAGTGTGATAAAGTGTCATTCTATATACTCAAAGATAAGAAAAAAGCAAAGATAGTTACAGCAGAGGTAAAAGCATCCAAGGCATCAATAACGATCACTGTGGATGCTGGCTGTAGCTATGATGTAAGATGTAGAGCCATCAATGTAGTGAGCTCGAAGACAAGTATAACCGGTGAATGGGGCGAATGGACATATGATACAAAGTCTGCACCAGGTAAGATAAAAAAGATCACGAGTGTAAAAGCTCTTACAGAAACATCAGCATACATAAGCTGGGACAAGGTCGCACAGGCCGAGAAATATGAAATAGAATACACTGAAAAGAAAGAGTACTTTGACAGTTCTAATGCGGTAAGTTCTACATCCGTTGATGCAAATGTAAATCATGCCGAGATAACAGGGCTTACAACAGGAACAAGGTATTATTTCAGAGTCAGAGTAACTAATAGTGCCGGCTCATCAAACTGGACGACGGGAACATATACAGTTGCTCTAGGAACCAAACCATCTGCCCCAACAACATGGTCAAATAAGACTGTGTTAGGTATAGGCGAGAAGATCTTACTTTATTGGGTTCAGAATTCAGAGGATGGGTCAGACCAGTCACATGCGCAGCTTAATTTGAGTATCGATGGTGTATCACAGCCGACAATAAACCTGGACAAATATATTGGCAAGGACAATACAAACAGTGTTTATACCATAGATACAAAGAACTATACGAAAGACACAGTGATAAAATGGTCAATCCGAACAGCAGGTGTTACCGGAGAATACGGCGACTGGTCAATAACCAGAGAAGTGAAAGTGTATGCACAGCCAACAGTACAGCTTACGTTAAGTAATAAGAATAATGAACCAATCACTGAGATCACATCGTTCCCAATAGTACTTGAATGTACAACTCAGCCTGATACACAGAAACTCATAAGTGCGAGCGTGACAATATCATCAAATGATACATACCAGACAATGGACAACTTGGGTAACTTCAAAATGGTATATGCAGGGGATGTGATATTCAATAAGTATTACAGTGGAACTCCGCAGACATCCAAGGACGGTGTAGAATATGACGACAACAGAACTGCCATTACACTGAGCGCTAACAACATAGATTTTGAAAGTGGTCATACTTATACGATCAACTGTGTTGTAGCATTAGATTCTGGGCTTACTGCGACAGATACCATAGAAATGACTGTGGAATGGGAAGAAAACAAGTTATCCCCAGATGCGTCAATAGTAATCGACCCAGAAACACTCACGGCAATTATCAGTCCATGGTGCGTTGATGAGAACGAAGAACTTGCAGTCGATGTATTGTTATCAGTGTACAGAAGAGAGTTTGACGGCACCTTTACGGAAATAGAAACAGGCGTAGCAAATACAATGGGTATTTCAGTGCCAGACCAGCATCCGGCTCTTGACACGGCAAGTTACAGGATAATTGCAATAGATCAGAACACGGGGGTAGTCAGTTATGCAGATGTAGCAGAAGATGTCGGAGAAACTGCTGTAATAATCCAGTGGGATGAACAGTGGGGATCATATGATGCTTCGGGTGGAGATGGGGATGCTTTGGAGGAACCTGCATGGACATGCAAGATGCTCAGACTTCCTTATAATATTGACATCTCAGATAGCTTTAATCCAGATACAGAGTTACTCGAATATGCTGGTAGAGAGCATCCTGTTAGCTATTACGGAACACAGATAGGGCATACATCGAACTGGAATGTAGTCATACCGCACAATGATAAAGATACGCTTTCGATGATCCGGGAGCTTACAAGATGGCTTAACGACGTATATGTAAGAGAACCGTCCGGTACAGGTTACTGGGCAAGCATTTCTGTATCATACAGCCAGACACATTGCGAGTTAACTACACCGGTACAGTTCAGTGTAACACGAGTCGAAGGGGGTAAGTGATATGCCTGATTGGACAAAACCAATGCAGCAGACATACGAATACTACATTGTCGATCCTGCGACATGGCGGGATACCGAACGGCTTATGAACGTGAAGATGGGTGCAACAATATCGAGGGACGCTGATGCTGATACACTTGGCTCAGCGTCTTTTGATTTATCAGAGAGTATTGGGGAATGTTACATAAGGACATACCTCGTCACAATTCAAAATGGGATACGTGAACGGTTTCCATTGGGGACGCATATGGTTCAGACACCATCAGAAGAGTTTGATGGTAAGGCAAAAAGCGTATCTGTAGATGCGTATACACCGCTTATCGAGTTGAAAGAAAATCCGCCCCCACTTGGCTTTTCCATACGGAAGGGTGAACCGATAATGGACAATGTGTGCTCACTAACCAAGTCGCATGCGAGGGCGCCGGTGATAGAGTGCACAGACAATAAGAAATTGGAAGTGGATTTCGTTTCTAATACGGACGACAACTGGCTAACGTTCCTGAAAGATCTGAGCAGTAATGCAAAGTACGAGTACGAACTTGACGATCTGGGACAGATATGTTTTAGACCAGTGCAGGAGGTTACGGCATTACAACCGGTTGTTATTTTCGACGATAGCAACAGTTCTATACTTTTACCAAGTATAACAATCAGCAGGGACCTTTATGGGATACCAAATGTTGTGGAGATACTGTATTCCGGAAACAATCTCACATATCAGACAAGAGTGGTCAACAACGACCCGAATAGCCCGATATCTACAGTGAATCGTGGGCGGGAAATAATTCGCAGAGTGACGAATCCGTCGCTTACAGGGAATCCAACAAAAGCACAGATTGACGAATATGCAAGGCAGTTGTTAAAAACACTGTCTACGCTAGAATATACTGTGAGTTATTCTCATGGGTATTATCCAGTTCGGGTTGGGGATTGTGTTCTGCTTAATTATGAAAGGGCAGGAATACTCAATCAGAAAGCAAAAATCATAAGTCAGTCTATCAAGTGTACAACAGGATGCGTTGTCACAGAAAAGGCAATATATACAAATAGTTTATGGGGGTGATGAGTCATGCAATTATCGGCGGATCTTGTATCTAAATTTGTTAAGGCAACCAAGGATACAAAAACGCAGGATGGGACGACCATGTACGGCACGGTAGTGATGCAGAATGATACTCCATATGTACGACTTGATGGTTCTGATATACTCACCCCGGTTACATCTATGGCAGATGTGCACAGTCTTGAGCGGGTAATGGTTCTTGTTAAGGATCATACAGCAACAATAATGGGCAATGTATCTTCACCATCAGCTCGAAGCGATGATGTTAAAGAACTTACTGAAGTTGTTGCTGATAAGGCGAGTATTGGCGATCTCAAGGCAATAAATGCAAATATAGAGAATCTCAAGGCTGATAACGTAAAGATATCCGGTAAGTTGACAGCTACAGAAGCCGATATAAAAGATCTCGAAGCAGATAATGTTACTATAAATGAAAAACTTACAGCTAATAATGCCAGTATCAAGTATCTTGAAGTGGACAATGTCAGCATACATGAGAAGCTCACTGCTAATGATGCAACCATAGAAGAACTTCAAACCGGGAAGCTTGATGCAAAACAGGCTGATATAAAGTATGCACAGATAGATTTTGCCAATATAGGCAAGGCAGCACTGGAGCAGTTCTTTGCGAAAAGCGGTTTGATAGAAAATGTCGTGGTTGGCGATCAGCAGATAACCGGCACATTGGTTGGTGTAACTATCCTCGGTGACAGTATCAAGGGTGGTACAGTCATAGCAGATAAGCTGGTTATCAAAGGAGAAGATGGCCTGTATTACAAGCTGAACACCGATGGTAACACGGTAGAAAAAGAGCAGACAGATTACAATAGCCTTGATGGCGGTGTGATCAGAGCCAAGTCTATCACAGCAACTAAGATAGCCGTTGACGATCTTGTGGCATTTGGAGCAACAATAGGCGGCTGGCACATAGTGGATGGTGGTTTATACTCTGGCACAAAGGAGAGTATGAGTAATATCTCCCGGGGAACATATCTCGGAAGCGATGGTCAGATAAACGTTGGTGATTCTGACAATTTCATAATGTTCTATGTGGATAATAAGGGGGAATCCCATCTTGCTATATCGGCAGATAAATTCACCCTTGGCAAGCAGAATATAGAAAACGTTATAAGCGACATAAAACAGGATGTTGATAATGTCAGAGATGAGATAACCACACTCCTGAGAATAGAATCATCAAGAGGAACGGTATTCAAGAATAATGCAGTATCAACAGTCTTGTCTGTGGTGATATATCATGGAAAAGACAGGATAACAGACATAGATAAATTACACAAGGTTTATGGAAGCTCTGCATATATTCAGTGGAAATGGCAGAGGCTTGAAGAAGAAACATATGGAATTATATTATCCACCGACTCTCGAATAGAAAATGGTGGTTTTTCTTTTGTACTCACACCGGATGATGTAGATACAAAGGTGACTTTCATGTGTGAATTAATAACAGATTAATGAGGAGGAATATAATCTATGGCAACAATAAAAGCAGCAGATCAGATTACAGTGCTTGATGTGTCAGACGCATATAACGTTGTGCTGTCAAGCGAGGCGTATACATTTCTTGGGGACACGCAGGGAGCTGCGGCCGGTTCTAAATGCACAACAGATGCAGCAGCATATTGCGGTAATAACATGTGTTCCGTTGTTACAGTAGATGCTAAGGCAATCGTATGTCCAACAGGTGTGACGGCTGAGGTAAGCAACAGTGGAACTTCAAAAGTTACAATCACGTTTACTCTGACAGCAAAGCTGACAACCGCATGCGAAGCGACTGTCCCAGTTGTTGTTGACGGTGTAACTATCAACAAGAAGTTCTCATTTGCAGTAGCAAAGACAGGAGCTACAGGTGCTAAGGGCGATAAAGGAGCTACAGGCCCAACCGGACCACAGGGTCCTCAGGGGGTATCCCCAACTGTATCAGTTACCAAAGCTAATGGTGTGACAACCATAACCATCACCGATAAAGACGGCACACATACCCAGACAGTAAAAGATGGTACAAATGGTACTCCTGGTGCAGCGGGGGCAAACGGTAAGACCCCATACTTCCATGTAAAGTACTCAAATGATGGCGGCAAGACATTCACATCAAACTCAGGTGAAGATGTTGGAATGTATATCGGTACATGTACTGATTATAACCAGGCAGACCCAGCAACCGTCAGTTCATATACATGGGCGAGAATTAAAGGTGAAACGGGTGCTAAGGGCGATAAAGGAGCTACAGGTCCAACAGGACCACAGGGGGATACTGGAGCAACGGGACCACGGGGACCTCAAGGTAATGCAGGAGCAGACGCAATAACTGTAACAATCACATCAAGCAATGGCATTATCTTTAAAAATAATACCGGTTCTACCGTGCTTACAGCACATGTATTTAAAGGAAGCACCGAACAGACAATAGCTGATAATGGAACTGTATCTGGACTTGGAACAATAAAATGGTATAAAGGGGCAACACTTGTATCTACATCAAAGACGTATACGGTTACTGCTGGGGCTGTGGACAACTCTCAGGCTTACACATGTCAGCTTGAAGCGTAAGGGGGTGTTTCTATGGCTACTATCAAAGCCAAGGCAGAAATAACCATATTTAATGTCAAGGATGTCAAGAGTGTAACAAGGTATTATCTACTTCAATCATCCACAGCTACAGCACCGGCTAAACCTACAACTATCAATCCTGGGGGTAATTGGAAGACGACAGAGCCGTCTTATACGGATGGCTCTACAAATACCTTATATTTTGTTGATCTGACTATTATGAGCGATGGCAAGACATTCAGTTACTCAGATGTATCGAAGTCGAGCAGCTACGAAGCGGCTAAGTCAGCATGGAATAAAGCAAACAATGCTCAGAATGCGGCAAAGGCCATATCTGACAATATCTATACTGCTAACACTACAACCATCGATGGCGCAAAGATTACTACCGGAAGTATTAAGGCTGCTCAGATAGATGTTAGTGACTTATTTGCACAGACCATCAAGGCTACTGGATCTATAGAGGGAGCGGCAATCAAAGCAAAACGCGGTTGTATAGGTAATTGGGATATTTCTGATGAAGGGTTGGTACAAGGAGTCGGTGTTGTAAAAACGGTATACGATGGTGCATTGAAGAAAGATATTAGTGAGTATAGTGAATTATACATAGGTTCCAATCTTGCATTGATGCAAAAAGGTTTGGCATTTTTTCTTGTTAAATCTAGGGACCCATTTGTGATGGGTGAAGAATCAGCAACACCAATTCGGGAGCGATACGGTATAACACCGACCGGTGAGCAGTATACATATGGGGAATGGGATTCTGTTGAAATAAACGGAACAACTGTAGATTATCCTGTGACCTATATAGCTCTCGCCAAAAGAGGAATATCAGCATATAGCAGTACAGTTGACAATAACGGTAAGGTTCAGTCAGAAGAAAAAGTAAACATTAACGCTGATGGGGCTAAGTTCGATGTGATCACAAATATCGGCGATTGGGTAATAAATGCAAGTCGAATAATCAGCAAAATTGGACTAAGTATGGGTGCTGGTGGAGCAGGGTTAATACTCTGTAATGAAGATGGTAAACCAGTTATTTGGATACAGGATGAAAACAGTAAGCTGACATTCCGAGTTGATAGAGATGGTACGATGTACCACAATGATAATGTTTTAGGTGAAGTAATAACAAAAAACGTTGGTGCAAAATCCATGAGCTCAGGTACTTGGACAGATACAGGCGCATCAGTTACGTTGCCAGCAGGAAAATACGTTGTTAATGGTACAGTACTGTTTAATAGTGCCGCTAATGGACAGAGGGGTGCCCGATTTGCCACATCATCTACCGACTACTTCAGAGAGAGCCAGCAGATGAATATAGCCGGAACAACAAAAGGAGTAACAAGTGTACAGTGCTCATATATTGCGAACTTGAAAACGTCAACAAAACTTAACCTTCAGGGAATACAGTCAAGTGGTGCGGCATTGAGCACTATTAACAGTTACATTCAGGCAATCAGAATAGCATAAGTCGGAAAGGATAGAAAGATATGAGCATATTGATATATATAATAGTGCCTGTCATCGTTGCGGTACTGGCGTCATCTGGATTATGGGCGTTTTTGCTTAAAAAATCAGATAAAAAAGACGCTCAGTCAGAAATGCTGATGGGCTTGGCGCATGACCGGATATTGTACTTAGGAAAAAGTTATCTTGCACGTTCGCCTACATATATAACGATGGACGAGTATGACAATCTCAAGAATTATTTATATGAGCCCTATAAAAAACTTGGCGGTAATGGTACTGCCGAGCGGGTTATGGATGAGATTGACAAACTCCCCATTACGCCAAATGATCACGGAAAGGAGTAGATTAAAATGGAGAAAATTTCATTATTACTTATCGCAGTTGCGATTATATGCACTGTGATCACAGTCATCACACAGGTTACAAAGGAATTAGGATTCCTTAAAAAGATACCAACCTCACTACAGGTACTCATCACGAGCATCATTGTATGTGAGGTCTTTTTATTTGGGGTTCTTTCATATTATAATATCGCACTCATGTGGTATTACCCGGTAGCTATTCTGTTTGCATCTTTTCTTATTGCTTATATTTGCATGTTCGGTTGGGAAAAACTCATAGAAATGTTCAAGCGCTTTTGGAAAAAGGAGAGTGATTTTTGATGAATGGAATAGATATATCAGCGCATCAGGATGGCATTAACCTCTCTAAGGTGGCTTGTGACTTTATAATAGTCAAGGCTACCGAGGGATCAGACTACTTCAATAGGTGTTTCAATGACCATGCTAACAAGACGCTCAAACTTGGACGCTTACTGGGTATGTATCACTATGCAAATGGAGGGGACGTCAAGAAGGAGGCAGATTTCTTCTTAGGTAAGATAAAGAAGTTCATAGGTAAGGGGATCATAGCCCTTGATTGGGAAGCCGACAACAATCCTAGATTTGGCAGAGATGATACAGAGTGGTGCGAGGCATGGTGCTCATACGTTTATAAGCGGACGGGGATCAAACCTTTCATATATATTCAGAAGTCATCGATGGATAGAGTTAAGTCTGCTGGATACCCACTCTGGATAGCTCAGTATGCAGATGATAACGATACTGGATTCCAGAAGACTCCTTGGAATGAAGGCTCTTATAACTGCATTATCAGGCAGTACTCTTCCCATGGACGACTCAACGGATATAATGGTAATCTTGATCTCAATAAGGCGTACATATCCAAGGCAACTTGGCAGAAGTATGCTGGGGTTAAGACTGCAACATCTTCAACGGCTAAGCCTACCATAAAGAAGAAGTCCATTGCAACGATAGCAAAGGAAGTCCTCGCAGGCAAATGGGGGAACGGCGACGTTAGAAAGTCGAAGTTGACTAAGGCTGGATACGACTACAATAAGGTGCAGAATGAAGTCAACAAGCAGGTGAAAGCTTCTCATGTAAAGTCTACCGACGAAATTGCACGAGAGGTAATTGCCGGTAAATGGGGGAACGGCGAAGAGCGCAAGACCAAGCTCAAGAAAGCTGGATACGACCCGGAAAAGATCCAGAAGCGAGTCAATGAATTGATGGCTAGATAGTCAACGATAGCATCAAAATGGGGTAAAAAGTGGTGTATTATTACAATATACATACTATTAACGCCTACAATCGTTGAAAATAAAGGACTTACAGCATCCGTAGAGGAAGCTGCTAACGCTGGCAAATTCTAAGTAAAAACCTAGTATTTAAACGGTTTAGAGGGCTTTTAGAGAGATCTAAAGGCTCTCTATTTTTTTGATT